AAGATATAAAATTAAAATTTAATCTCATACGAAATAACACCAAAATTTTGATTATTTATTTTTAGATAGTCAAATTTATAGTTTTTATAACCTACTCCGACCTTTAACACTGGCATTTGAGCGTTAAAATCTGTACCCAAACCACCGCTTAAACTAAAGTTTTTCTGTTTAACTTCCACTTCAGGAATTAGATAATTTAACTTCACATCTCTAATTTTACCTTGATGGATCACTGAAATATCAGCAGTCAAATCTTTATTGCTTAATCGTGTTTTATATTCTTTGAGTTCAAACATCTCACTACATACGCTATCTTTTTGATATACATTTAACGTCTGATACATTATCTTTTCCTTTTCAACCTCTTTTATTAAATCTTTATAAAGTGTCTTTAAAACGGGTTTATTTACGATTTTTGTAATTGTAACCGTATCGGTGACTTTTAACGTGCCTTGTTTAGCAGGAATAGTAATTGTTTCACTTTTGCATGAGCGCATTAAGATAAACACAATCACACCGCCTAAAATTAGAAATAAGATATTATTTTTCATTGATTATCAATTACAAAGTTAATATTAAACAAAGATACTATTTTTCTGCATTTTTTCACACCATTATAAGACATATTATTTTCTTTTGCATAGTCTGGTATTGTTTGTAAATTTAGCAACATTCCACATAGTTCAATAAAATGAACCAAGTCATCATTTGATAATTCATTTTTATCAAATTTTTCATAGATAAATTTGTTTAGTTTTTCGCCGTTGGTTGTTATTGTTGGTGTTTCCATAGGTTCAATATTTTGCACTGCGTATATTTACTAGTTATAACACATTTTTTTCCAAAGTAACCGCTGAATCAGAAATGACTAAAATTTCTTTATAAGTTTCTTTGTCCACTATTAAAGCCATAGGTTTAGTAAATTTCATATGTTGAAAAACTAAATCTGTTATTCCCTCAATTCTGCTTAAATTGCTTTTTGCTATTTCTAAATCTCTTTCCCATTCTGCAATCAATTTCTTTTGCTTTTGCACTTTTTCAAATGCAAATAATAACACTTCTTTTGCTACATTTTCATTGCCTTGTATTTCATTAACAACGCCTGAAAAAGAAGTTAAATCGTCTAAATTAAAACGTGTTATAACATCGGTTTTGTTAAATGCCTTTGATTGGTCTTTTCCTTCCATCTTGTTTTTAAATTTTAAAATTAGTTTGTACTTGTTGTGTTTAGTCTTGAATTTACGGCACTAAACAAAGCCGAGAACCGTTATATGCAAGGCTACATTCCGTATTCAAAGATGTTATCAATTAAAATTTCTGCAACTTCATTTTCAAAATCAATGTCTTTAATAACTTCACCCATACACCCTTCTAAACACATCACATCTCTTTCGTTAATTGCCATTACTCTTTTTGTCGGTTGTCCATCTTGGTACAAGTCGAAAATCATTCCTTTTTTCATTTCGTTTCAAATTAAATTTAGTGCTGATAAACCGCCCAGCACATAACAGCGGTTTGTAGCAAAAAGGGTTGACGTGCTACATTCGTCATTTGTGGTTCTAATCGGCAGTAGTGCAAGGTTGAAACATTGTACTTCTAAATCCCTTTCAGCTACAAGCCGCCAACCGTTATCGGAAATTGTAAGCCGACATTATCTGCTCTTGACGTAAGACAATTTGTTCTTTTATTTTTTCAAATGCTTCGTCAAATTGTACGCTATTTACAGCCTTAAATTCACCATTTGTTTGTTGAACATATCTTGGTAAATTATACTGCATTAATTCATTTAATCTTTGGTTTAAGGCTTTAATTTGTGCATCGTTTAAAATTGCTTCCGAAACAACTTCCGATAACACATGTTTGGCAAAATTGCCGTTTTGTACTTCGTTTGACATCTTATCTTAATTTTAAAATTTGTACTACTAATGAAGTTTTGTGTTCGGCAACTTCGCCAAACCGAAAAACGTTATTCCCCCACAAAAATAATACATTAAACTAAAACAAAATATTTTTTAACAATCTTTTAACATTAAGCTATGGTCTAAAACTATCCACTGCATAGCCATTTCAGCACGTTGTTTGGTTGTCCTTGTTTTTTTACGAATAAAATCTACGCCCCACTCAATCCATTGTTTCTGTTGTTCGGTGGTCATTGTATATTGGTTGAACCAGTCATCTTTTCTATTAATAACATCGTCATACGTGACATCATGCCCCGCAATCTCAAACATTTTATTGATGATTATTTTATACAATTTTATAATCAATTATCCTAATATTTTTTACCTTATAATTGCCATTTGGTTCTGTTGTAACATGTGCGAAGCCATGATTATATTGGTTATACGGCGCATAATCAGGTTGTAATCCACAAAGGCAACCTGTTGACCATGTCGTTGTAACTTCGCCCCTTAAACTCTTTTCGGTGTGTTCGCTTGTTCGGTGGTGGTGTCCGATAATACAACTTTGTTTTGCTTTCAAAAATAAACCTCTCGCAGGGTTTACGGGTGGTGCAAATCCCCCATGCCATTCGTGACCATGCAATATAGGCAATTTGCCAGCCATAGCTATTTGTCTGTCTTGTATGAGCGTAACTCCAAACTCTTTAAACCTTAAAATAACGTCAAGCCTAAAATCAGGGATGCCCAATAGTTCAGGTGCTTGAAGTCTCAAAAAGTCTTGCCAACGCTTTTCATGGTTTCCTATTTTAAAGTAAATAGGTAAATTAAATCTGTCTTTTAAAATTTTAAAAAAGTCTCTGCACATCTGCAACTCCCCTGCCAAATCTCGCTTTCGTCTATCTTTAATAAAACGACTGCAATGGTACATATCCAAAGTGTCACCATTCAAATAAATAGCGTTTACCTTATGTTCAAGTCCATAATTTAACGCCAACTCTAAAGCGTCATTATCTTGGTATGGGAAATGGATATCCGATAAAATTAAAATGTTGTTTTGTGCTTTTGGTATTTTAAAAGGCTTCGGCGCTTGGTAGTCGCTGTTTGGTAAATCAAATTTTTTAGTCATAAATTGCTTCATTTGGGTTGGACTTCGTTTTTCTAATACTCCTTGTCTATTGGCTAACTCATTTCTGATGTGCCTTACCATTGCTCTTGTGTTTGTTTCTGTAAACTCGATAGGATAGTCTCTTATCAATAGCCTTGTTATTGCCATTGTAGAAAAGTCATTATACTTTTTGCAATATTCTAAGGCAATATCATTTTTGTATGTTTTCATTATCTGAACATTTTGAAAATATCATCCATTACATTCCTTTCTGGTTCTATTTTATAAAAAATAATATCTCTAAAAACTTTTGCTTTTGCATCAGCAACGTTTTCGGCATTAACTCGTTTCATAAGTTTTCTGCCGTACACTTCGAAATATACTTTAAAAATCATGGTTTTTTATTTACACCAACGGCAAAAATCATTTTTCTATTTTTTAACCGATTAAAAGAAACGTGTACCCACGCTGGTTCGGTTGTCGTGCCAAACTCCCAAATTAATTGGTCAAAATCCAAATTATCTTTTATGTAGTTAAATATTTGAGCGTTTGTAATGCCGTTTGTACCTTGCAAATCCAACGCTTGACCCGTGACGTGTTGGCTATTTTTAGACCCTCCAACGGCTCGGTTAAGTTCAGGTGAACGATAACCGCTACTTATACGAATAGGTTTACCAAAATGCTCTCTTGTAGGCTCGAAAATCTTTTCAGCTATTAGCTTAAGATTATCAATAACGTGCGCAGTTGCTTTGTTGTTAATGCCTCGCCTCGTTGCCGTTTGACTTGTTGTTAATTCAGATAGTGTTAAGTGTTTTGATATTTGCATAGTTAAAAACAATTAAAATTATTATCAAATATTTTCAAGGCTTTGTCTAAATACCTCATAATAAACTGCTCTATTTTATCAATTAAAATAGTCATAAAATCAGATGACTTATATTCTTTTTTAGCCATAATTGACCGCCCACTATTGATAATTGAAGCACCCTCTATAACTATCATTATTTTCATAATAGCTAAAGGCAAAAGTTTAAAGTCATCATATCCCAAACCTCGAGCAATTAACGCTAAAACCATAACTATAATTAATAGAAAAGCCTTTTTTATTAAGCCCGCCCAAAAAGCGCTAAAAGAAAAATGTAATGTAGGCACGACAACTGCTTTGACACTTCCCGCAAACATATCTATTAATATGAGCGTTATCAATATCCCTGCAACCTCCTTGTCTATTTGGAGGTATAAAATAACTCCGTAAAAAAATGATTTAATTTCGTTCAACTTATGCATATTTCGGCAAAGATATTTAAAGTTTATTATTTTTGTTTACACAATTTGTGTACGACCACACAAATAAGCCAAAACTTAACACTACAAATAAATAATGAATGTTTTCAATAAAACTTTCAATCTTAAAAATCATTGCCAATATAGCATAAACATAGTATATTATCATTGATACGATTGAAAACTTTTTGAACTTACAAAAGTTTAGTCTTTTGTGTAGTGCTAAAAAATTTGTCAATAAAATAACAAACGCTATTTGGGTTAATAGCGAATAAAAAAAATCTTTGTATTGCGGGTCTGACCAATAAAAGTATGAAATAACTTCTATAATAAAAAGATAAAGCAAGCCCCAAATCATGTAATGTTTAAACGCTTCTTTAATAGTTGTTTGCACCATGTTTTTTGGCGGTGGCGGTGGCGGTTTAATCGTGTCTTTTGGTGGTAGTGCCATCTTATATTAATTTATTTGGTTTCCTATTGTAAATAATTGCTTTAAGTCAATATCTAAAGCCTCAGCAAGTTGTATAACATACGGATTTTTACGACTTACTTCGTCTCTAAAGTTCCACATTTGACTAACTATATCTTTGTCAGGACTTTCTAATTTTTCAATCTCGGCATCAACTAAAGTCGGCATTATACCCATTTGAATTAAAGCCTCTCTCACTTGAAAATTTCTTAATTTAGTCGGTATCTTTGCTTCTTCAATAGCTTCAATTTCTTCGGGTGTTAAGTTTTCAATAAAAGTGCCATTAACTAATTTTGCTTGATAAAAATCAAATTCTTGTTCTGAAATAATCAATTCTTCATCTTCATAAAGATTATATTCAATGTTGTCCGCAACAAAAAATTTTAATATTTTTGTGTTTTTATCTATTACATACGTTCTCATTGTATTTCATATTTAAACATGAATAATTTTATTCCTGAACCAAATTGTCCATTTCTTATGAAAACTCTAATTTCATGTGGATCACTTGCAACTATTGTTGTTTCATTAATATTTATAGTATACCAATTGTAAACAGATGGAGCACCTGTTGAACTATTTAATAGTTGTCTCATTGTGTTACCATTTATCGCAATAGTGTTTTGTTTACCTACAAACCCAGAAGTATTTAAAGAAACAACTTGTCCTATACCAACAGACGTGTTAGTAACTGTATTGTGTAAATACACTTGTAATCTTAAATCAGAACTTGCCGAACCAATTTTATGTGCTAAAGCGGTAAAATCAATCATTTTTTTGCCTGTCAAAGTTCCTATGCTGTAAGTTTTGACGAGAGTTTCAATAGTTCCGGTAACATCAGCAGATGGTGTTGAATCTACAAAAACATATTGTGGTGGTAAACTATTCGCCACCGCTTGCGTTGTTGGATATGTCGTATTATTCGGACTTGCTAAAGTTGTAGCTTTGTTCGCTACGTTTTCGGGGGTGAAGCCTAAAGGTGTAGGTATAATGCTGTCTAAATACCCTAAAGCATCACGAATATCATTAAACTCATTAGCTTCAAATAAACGCTTTGCGCCTAAAGTTTGCAATAAATAAAGCAAAGACTGATTATTTTCTTTGTCCTCTTTTGCTAATATCCTATTTAATGCTTCTACACTCATAACGCTTCATGTGTTCTTGTTACCGTTATACGTCTGTTTTTCACAACACAATTTGCATTTGGTTTTAATGCGATTTCAATACCATTTGTCTTAATTGTTTGAGTTACCGGTATTGACCATGATACGGTCACAAAGTCATCGTTCCCACTACCTTTTAATAAAATATGTGTTTCTGCAGAATAAAGCACCGAATTAACAAGGGCAATTGTTTCAATAAATCTGTCCGTTCCGCTTGGAGTTTGAATTGTATAACTAAAATTAACATTTAATACATCACCAACGTTTATTGGTGTTACTTTTCCGTTTGCGTTTAATAAATTAAGATGTTCACTTGCATAACCATTACCTTCAGTGTTTATTTGTACTTGTTGTATATTGTTTGTGCTAGCTGTGAGTGTTGGTGTATTCGTGCCATCAAATCTTTGCACCCACATTGTAGGGTTTCCGCCTTTTTTGTAGTCAAAGTCGAAAATGTCATTATATGCATTTTGTAACATAAAACCACCCATTAATAAAGTAGCTGTTGAACTTGTACCCTGCTTTATAACAAAAGAAAAATCATATTTAAGACCATCGCTAAAATTAAAATCTTTAAAAAAACTTTGCCATATTCCAGCCTCTCTAATTGAAAAATTATAAGTCGTTGGTGAACCGTTTGTATATAAAATTAAATCAAAAGATAAAGTTTCACCTGATAAATTATAAACAGAAAATTGCAAAATATATCTACCTGATAAAGTAGGAGAAAATTCTAATTTTTTACCAAAGTTAAATCCATAATCTGTTGAACTATGACTTGATTTTATAATCCTTATTGTGCTTGGAAAAGGTGCATTATAAATGCCGTTTTCTGTTGTCAAGCTTGCCGTTCCACTTGTTACTGCAATATCTGCAATTGTAGGCTGATTTAAAATAAGATTTGCGTTAATATTTCCGTTTGATATAAACATAACTTATAAATTATTGTTATTAAAATAAACATTACTAAAACGTCTGACTTCACTCGGAAACACTATAACAGCATCGCTATTAATAAATGTTATGCCTGAGCTGTTAATCAAATAAGAAAAATCTACACCCGCATTTCTTGGTATTCGACCCTCTAAAGCTATCGTGTTTGTATAAGCGTATTTAGCTGGTATAGCTTGTGCCGTTGTTGGCAAAGACAAAATCCCTGCTGTTGTATTTTCTACAACTCCATTCAAAATAACCAACGCTCCTATTTTTTGTATTAACAAATTTAGGGTGAAACCTGTTGAAAATGTCACTAACTGTGTGTAAGCGTCGGGTGTAAATATTTCTGTATTTAAAGTTTCAAAGACTGCCCTAACTTCGGCAGCGGTATTCGCTCCACCGTTGTTAATCGTGTCTATACTTGCTGTGATTGTTGCCTTGCTTGCCATATTTTATGCTGTAAAAAAGTCTAAATTGTTAAAATCGCTTCCGTTAAAATCCACATTTGACACTACAAAATTAATAATAATTTCTAAATTATTCCTATAAATGCTTTTAAATTTGTTTGCTGGGATAATTAATTGATAACTTGCATTACTAATTGTCGGTTCTGCACCAACAAAATCAAGCGTTGCAACATTTGCAACAATTGACGAAACTTCTAAATTTACAAAGTTCACACCGTTTTGCTTCATTATAATATTTGCACTTGACAATAATTCAATATTTTGGTTAAATGTCAATTGATATAATGTCGGAACGCTCGAAGTTGTGTAATTTGTGTTATGGGCTGGACTTGAAGAAGTCAATACCAAACGGGGTGCAATTTGTAATTCTGGCGTATAAATGTCAAATAAATCAACCGATCCTTGTAACTCGCTTTGATAAATATTGCTTTGTCCATCAACCGCCCCCGCTTTTAACAAAGGTTTGTCCGTTATTCGTGCTCCATTTATGTATGCTTCGGGATATGATAATGCCTCGTTAATTGCTAAAAATGTATAATTATCTAACTTTTCAAAAGTGTAGTTATTTTTAGTTGTTATGGTTGAATAACCTGATAACACCAGTCCACGCTCTTGTGTGTAGGTATCGACTGCGCTAATATTTTCAAAAGTAGTAAAATAACCATGCACTCTAATAGACTGATAAAAGTCATTAAGTTTATAGTCAATCCTTAAACTTTCCTGATTTTCATAAACTACAAAAGGTGTAGAAAAATAAACATTGCCTCCGTCTGTTGCTCTTAATCTTACAGGATAATAGTATGTATTTTGTATTGTAAACTCTAAAAACAAACCACTGCGAAAAGTTAAAACACTTTGTAAAACCGTATCATTGCAATCTACTAAATGAAAAGTTGCACCATTTGACAATATGACATCTAAAACTTGGCAATACCATTCGCTTGGGTCTAAACAAATTGCATCAAAATTAAATATCTTAACATTTGTATTAAAATGTTGATTTGGTTGAAATTGTATAAAATTATTTAATTTCATGTTGCAAATATATAAAACTTTTTATAAATCATACGCAAAAATATAAGGTAAACCTAATAAATAACTTTCTTTTGTTAAATTTATATCAACCATTGCAGTATTTGACCTAAAATTATACTGAAAATCAATTACCCACCCATTTAAAATTACACCATTTTTTAAAGTAACTGATATAAATTTATTGCGATTATTTGTAATATTTTGAGCGGTTTCAAAATCCGTAAATACTTTACAATTTAGATTAAAACCACTCATAAATCCACCCTCAACAATTACAACTGAAGCGTTATCAATAACTAAATCTTGCCCAGTTAATTGTGTTCTTAATTTATCATTTATTGCTATTTTTTGAACATTTATATTTTTACCTACAATAAATTGACCCGCATTTAACCACCATTGTTGATGACGATTAAATATTCTTTTCAAACTAAACATTAAATTTGAATAGTTTTGTCCGTTGTCAACTCCCTCTATTACTACAAATCCCTCGTTTGTTCTGTTAATATAAGGCACTCCCTGCAATATGTAGTCAAAAGTTATAATAATTTCAACTTGCGAGTTTACCGTTTGAAAACCTCCCAAAAGTAAAAAAGTAGCCTGATAGTCTGTTAATTGTAACACTTGAATATTTAAACCATTAGCCTGTACAATTTGACCAACGGTCATGCCTATATTTGTCCACTTAAACGTGCCATTGCTTAAAATAACAGCGTGCTGTTGTGGTACAAAATAAGCAACTCTTAATTTTCGAGTAAATGAAACGCTAAACGATGGAGGTGTTGGTATGCAGTCGATAGCAAATACATTCTCATCGTTTTCTAATGCTGTCGTGCTTTCCTCTATTTCATTATTTTTCTTGCGTGTTTCCTCAATTAAAAAAGCGTCTCTAATATGGTCAAAGTCTAACTTTTTAACGTTTTCAACTTTTTCAGTTTCAAGTCTGTATTGCGCTTGGGTGTGAACTGCATCAGTTGTATTTTTACCATTGTTTGTGCGGTCTTTTGATGACTTTTTAAAACCAATTTCAATCGTGTTTAACATCAATTTTTCATTGCCTTTAATGCTGTGCAAATGTTCTGGCTTAATGTCTAATAACTCGCTTTCGGTGTTTAAATAAAAATCTGCTACAGGCTTAATATTAACGTTGGTTTCTGTTATTTCATAGTCTGCAAATGCTTCATCTGTAAACGTTTCAAGTGTATTTTTAAAAGTAGCTGTAAATGCTAAATCATCTAAACCGCCAATCATTCGACCATTTGCTACGAAATTATCATTATACAAAGGCGTGTTGAATACGGTGTCATTATACACACCGCCTAAACTTTCAATTTTGTGCTTAATATAGTCTTTTAATCTTATTGCCTTAATTACTGAACCTATGGCTGTTGATGTGGCTGTTATTTCTACACCTGAAACATATATATCGCTAAAATACATATTGTAATTTAACAAACCGCCAATAAAATAACTCATGTCGAGTTCTAAATATAAACTTTTCCCTGCGTTAATAAATGGTATATTTATTTCAATATCATTAAAAGTTTTATCAAAAAAACTCATCACTTCAGCCTGTGGCATATAGTAATATTGATAATACTGAACATCTGTTAATGGTGCTGAACCATCGCCAAATCCTACAGTTGCACTTATTTTTGGTCGTGCATCAGAAACTCCAAAAGCTGTTAAGTTTTGACCTTTAAATTTTAATTGGTTTATTTTTATTTTAACATTTGATAAATCATTCTTTGCTGTAAAAAATCTGTTGGCGTGTCTTTTTTGGTCTAATTCTCCTAAATCATCAACAACCGTAAAAAATGTATCAAAAGGACTAAATGAAGTTTCTAATTTAAAATCAATTAAGTTATTTCCCAACGGTACTATTAAAGCAAAAAAACTCGTGCTTTGTCCGCTCCCACCTGCAAAAGATAGATTTTTAAAACTATATTCGCTTTTTTGATTAATAGGCTTTGGTTTTAAATATATGCTTGTTGTTTGGCATGGTGCAATTTCGTTGCTTTTTAAATCAACTTTATTAAAAGCATCAATTTCGATATTTTCATTTCTTTTAATATAGGTCGTTAAGGTGTCTTGAGTAATCTGTAATTTAACTTTATCTTTGTAGACTATCGAGGTCGCTCCATCAACTTGACCAAGTTTAAATTTTACGTTGTTTTTTTCAATAAGATAATTTATTGAACACTCCCAACCGTATAATTGTAATTCAGTTGCTACCCTTTCAAATTGGTGGTCTAAAGTTCGGTGCAGTTCCACTTCGTCAAAATCTGCAATAACTAAATTTCGTGCGTGGCGTTCTTGCTTAATTTTAAACGTTGCTTTGTCGAAGCCAAAAGGTTCTGCTATTTGAAAAGTTTCGCCGGTTCGTAAAAATTCTAAAAAATGGGTATAAATCATATTGCAAAAGTAATTAAAAAACCCTTTGTTTTATTTCTAATCTCGCATTATTTAAACTTTTTATTTGTCCGTTTTTTTCTTCATAGTATCGTCTGCCGTTACTGTCATCAACAATACGCAAACTTTCCTTATTTAAAATAGCATTTGTCAATTTATCAATTTTGCTTTCAATAGGGTAAAAATCAATATTATTTTCAACAAGTGTATTGCTCAAACCTTTATTAAAAGCGTGAAAATTTAAAACTTTTTCTGTGTTTGCGTTTGTTAATACAGTTGATCCTTTTGTTAAATAATCAACGCCTTCTTTATCTGCTAATCTCCATTGACCGCTTTTACCATCTTTAATTAACTCACGACCACGCTCTCCAACTTCGGCAAATCCCTCTGGCGAGTTGTCCGTACCTTTATAAAATTGTGGCAAAGGCTGTGAGGCTACCGCTGCAATTTGAGCCACGCCCAACGCTCCTATTATAGCTGTGAATACAGGTGCTGTTATCGGATTTTGCGCCCATGCTCTCATTATAGCTTGAGCCATATCAATGCCAATATTAAACATAGCTTGGCTTCTTTTTGCTTTGGCTTCTCTAATTTGTATTTCTTTACGTCTGCGTTCGTATTCCTTTTCTATTTCTTCCCTCGCTTCGGTGCTATCTCCTGCAAATTGTATAGATATTTCTTTTTGGCGTTCCAAATCGCTATACTCTTGTGCAAAATGTGCTTGGCTTAAATTAGCTATAAAGTTAAACATTTCTTGGGTGGCTTCCATTATAACTATTGCCTTTGCCTCCCAATTGTCTCCATATTTGCTTAAGCCCTCTTCTAATATTTTAAAAGTTTCAGTTAGTCCAGCGTTTTGTATGAAATCTTTGCCAAAAGTATCAATGACTTGTTGGCTTAATTCCTCCATTAATTCAATTGCCTTTTCTTTAGCTTTGTTTTGCTCAATAAAAGCGTCTGTTTCTGCTTTTAAACGCTCTTCAAGTTCATTGCCTCTATCACGCCCTAAAGGTTTTGCTTCGACTGCTGTTAATTTTTCTCTTGCTTTTGTAAGCATTTCGAGCGTACCTATTAACGTTTGTAATTCGGTGTTAAATTGGTTATATTTGTCTGAAGATGTAGATGTCTGTCTTTGTACCTCTTTTAATTTAGATATTTCAGCTTCCAACCATTCAACAGACCCAACAACCATTTCACGCTGTTTTTCTTTTGCTTTTGCGTTGTCTTTGGTGGCTTTTGTGTTGTCGTTTGTGGCGTTGGTGTTGCCTTTTGTGTTTTTAGTTTTTTCATTTAGTATAGAATTGTAAGCAATTAACTGACCTCTATTTGTGATAATAACATTATTGTTTGCTATTATTTTTTTATTATTTTCTTCTATTTCTGCTCTAAACTTTTTTACCTCGTATATGTTTGACCAAGGTATTCTTTCAGTTAAAAATTTGTTACGCTCTTTTAATTTGTTTATTTCGTCAACTAATAAAAAACTTTGTTCTAATTTAATACGTTTTAAAGTTTCTGCTTCTTTTTTCTGCGCATTAAATCCCTCAACTTGCGCTAATTGATTTTTACCCATTTGTTCGCCTATTCTTTGTAAATCGGCTTTTTCTTCTTCTCTGTATATTTTTTTAAGTTTTTCAATAGCAATATCAGGTCTTAAAAAAGTCCACGCTTTTTGAAGTCTCCCAACTTCTTTTATTAATTCTGTTATGCCTCCAATTGTAAATGTCAAAAACTTGCTTATTACACCATCTCCGCTGTCAATTTCTTTAACAAAATTAGTCCATGCATTTGATAACCTATTTGTCTCGGCTGTTAATGTTTTAACATTTGTAATATTTTCAATGCCATAAGCTTTCTCTAATTCTTTTGCAAAGGCTGGTAAAACGTCTTTTGCCAAAACTTGCCCTTGTTGTAACATTTTGCCTAATTCTTTTTCAGTAACTCCAATAGATTTAGCCATAATCGTAAACGCCCCCGGCAATGCTTCGCCCAATTGCCCTCGCAACTCCTCAGCTTGTACTGTACCTTTAGACATCATTTGATTAATTGCCAAAAACGCTCGGTTTTGTTGCTCCAATGATAACCCCATTGTTGCACCCGCTTTGGCTATTGACGTAAATATATCCTCTATTTCTTGACGTGCTAATTTGTCCTTTGCACTTACATAAAACTGCGTAAATTGGCGTGTTAAATCATTAATTGATAAACCTAAATTCTCGCTTGTAGTTTGAATAAAACTTAAATTTGATGTGAAATCCGCTTGCGTTCCACTAACTTGTTGAAGTGCTAAATTAAGGCTTTGCAACTCCTTTATTAATCTTATCGTGTCCGTTGTAATTTGTGCAAATAAATACACCCCCCCAGCCACGCCAAACGCTCCCATTAAGCTACTTAAACCACTTAATGCGCTTTTATAATTTCCTACGTTTCTGTTGTGAATATTAACCGCTTGGTCAGCTTGTTTTATCTTTTTATCTAATACATCAAACTCTTTTTGTGCTTGTCTTGTGGCTTGGTTTTGCGCTCCATATGCTACTGTTAAATCTCTGACTTTTTGCATAGCTATTTGGTGCTGTGCGTTTAGTTGCGCATAAGCTCCAACAAGTGCGCTATTTGCTTTTGTTTGGCGGTCTGCATTTTGTGCTAAAACTCTTTGATTAACAATTTCTTCACTTGTTCGGGTGTTGCTTTGCCTTTTCGCTTCCGTTAATCTTTTTAATTGCGCCTCGAGTTCCTTTTGCTTTTGTGAAAGTTCCTCATACGCTTTTATGGCATTTTTTAACTCGGTAGGATTGCCCGCTTGTCGACCACCGTAAAAATCAACTGAAGTCTTTGACATTTCAATGATTAGTTTATGGTGTTTTTCAAGTTCCGTATAAACCTTTTTTAAATCGGATTCGACCTGTGGTGCGTAAATTGATTTTATTTCTGCCATGATATTATTTATTTTTAGTTTGCTTTTCTAATTCTGTATTCTTTTTAATCAATTGTTGGCGTAATGTGAAATACTTATAAACGCTCATTTCTTTGCTATTAATAGCATATCCCATGCCTAAGCCCAACTCAATTATAACTTTGTCTTTTTCAATATCTGATTTCTCATTTTTATTTTCTTTTTCCAACTCTTTTTTTATGCTTTGAATATCATTTAAGATATTTGCTAAACTATCTTTTATAGTTGTCAATTGCTTAAACAACTCGGTGTTGACGTTTATTGTGTAATGCCACTTTCGCAATTGATTAACCAAATCTTCGAGGGTTGACATTCCCACTGGCATGGTTTCAATTGCTGTAATTAATCTCATGCAGTCGTTATATTTTAACTCCAACTTATAAAGTTTGTGTATGTTTCCGAACTTTTTAATTATATCATAGTTATTTGTAATTTCTAATATTTCGCCATAAACATTTTCAATAGCTTTGTCAAGGTCTAAAGGCTCGTTAAATGGTTGTTTAACCTCATAAAAATTAGAAAACCATTTGTTATCGTTTGTTTCTAAATATTGCTCATAGTTGTACAAAGGCATTACCCTC